CTGCTGACAACCATTGCGCCGCTGCGCGAACTTCTCAGCCCCGGCCATATCTCCAAAGTAAGATTGCCAGAACCGTCAGTGTTGGCATCAGCAAGCACTTTATGAAGCGTCGCTGTCGATCCGCTTCCGAACTGCACATAATCGCCCTGAAGCAAATATCCGGTTTGGCTGGCTGTGGCGCCCGTGACAGAAATTGTGGAGCCGATCTGGCTGCTGATGACTGGGCTTCCCGCCGAGGTCGATGCAGTTCCACGGGCTGTCGCGCCATTCGGATCTCCCATTGTAAATGTGCCAAGCTGCCCACGGAGCGAGAGGATAAAGGCGTTCCACACCTCCGCGTCAGAACGATCCTTGATCGGTGGCAGCGTGATGTCAGCTTCCCACATCTGCCCAGAATAGGCTTGTGCCTGGCCCTGGAAGGTAAACGGCGAGAAATTATAGGCGACCGCATTTCTTGCGCGGAATGCTATGTTCCGAATGCCCGTCGCAGTCGGCAAGGCTAGGGGATAGGTGATAGCCATTAGGCGAACGCTCCTCCATATGCACCGCCACGCTTGCGCGCGTCGAGGACAGCCGCTTTAGCGTATTCGCCGATCTGCGGAAGCATGGTTGTCATCTCGGCCCTGACGGTCTGAGCCACGCCAGCAGAGACGTTGATATTCTGGACGACTGTGACGCCCTGGCCTTGGCCTTTGGTATGGTCAAGAATGGTTTCGCGAGGATGGATCATTGCCATTCTGCCGCCCTTACCATCCAAGCCACCCGCCCGCGCGCCATTGCCGGTGTAGCCGCCTCCATTGAAGCTTGCAGGCAGTCCGTTCGAGTTCCCGACGCCAGGCGTGATTGTGGTGTCTATTGGGCCAAACAGGCTTCCGATGGCATTGCTGATAAAGCCCGTGATCTGCTTAACGACGAAGATGCGAAACAGATCGTTGATGATGCTTAACGCCATTGATTTGAAGGCGTCCTTCACGCTCATCGTGCCATCAATCACGCTTGTGAAGCTGTTCTCGAACGCGCTGCCTATCGCCTCAGTGGCAGATTTGATTTGCTGAATTGCTGGGTCTAACTCGTTCTTGAGTGCTTTAGCCCCGTTTTGAGCCAGCGCACTAATTGAGTTTTCCGCGAAGAACGTGCTGCGCTCCACAGCAGCAGCAGCATCAGCAATCTCTTGCAGTTTCGTGGGATCAAGTGTGCCTTGTTCGCGCGCAAGTGCTTTTGCCCCATCCGCCGCTTTGGCCATGCGAACACCTAGATCACCGCCGCCAGACTGTCGGATGGCAAGTTCACGTTGCAACTCAGCCAGCTTTCTCATTGGCTCAAGCATCTTCTCGTTGATTGCCTCCAACTCTTCAGCACGTTGCCTAGCCGCGTTTTGGGCTTTGCCGGAAGCACTTTCTGCGTCTGCACTTTCTTTCCTACGTCGAGCGCGCAGCCTGTCGTAGAATCTCTCTAATTCCTTATTAACTATTTTGAAGTCTTCCATAGCCTGCGGCGGCAATAACCCTCTATCACCCATAAGTTGCGCCTGGATATTGGTAAGAGTGGTTTTCCCTAAAGTAATAGCTTCATCAGTGGCTGACCTAATCGCTTTGCGAATGTCCTTATACAAATCTTTATATTTAATTAGATCGGCGGCAGCCTGCGGCGGCAACGTGCCATTATTTAACAGATACTGCGCCTCAACTACGCTGAGAACTTCATTTCGCACGTCTTTAAAGCTTTTACCCATTGAAACACTCAAAGTGCGTATTTGGCCCTCCATTTGGAGAATCATAGGCATCAAGGCATTGCGCGCGTCTACAGGTAGCCCTGTAACTTGTTCACGCACCCCTACAATCGCCGACTTCATGCCTTCAATACTTTTCGCGTCAGCCGCCTCCATGAACGCATCAGAGAATGCCAACAGTTTGGCTTCTGGCAGGCCTTCAACCTCTTTCCGAACAGCGGCAAACTTTATCTGCATTTGCCCTATTTCGTCATTAAGGGCTGCTATCGTTTGAGCGTCAGCTTTTTCTATACCCTGGGCCAGTTCTAAGGCTAAACCTTCCTGTAGAGTTTGCAAATCTGACTTTACACCACCCAATTTTTTTAATGCGGTTTGATACTCTTGAGTATTGAGTATCTTCTCAAAAGATAAACCAAGTTGTTTGGTTGTTTCAATTAGCGCCGACTCTCTTTGAAGTAGTAGAAACTCTTTTAGATCGCTTGTAAGTGCGCCATACTTTTCTCGAATTGCCTCTAAATTGCCTGTGCTTAAAATTTGTGTGTCATTCAGTTTACTTGTCGCGGCTTCTAACAAAGCCATCTGATCGGTAAACGTCTTGGCCTTGCCAGAAGCTTCTTCCGCTGCCTCTGCCGTCTTTTGTATGGCAACCCCAAAAGCAGCAAAGATCGCGATACCTGCACCCACGACAGCGCCAATAGGACCAAAAATGCCAGCAAGCTGTGCGCCCTGCTGACCAAAAGCTTGGAGCGCGTTAGTGCCGCCGCCAACTTGGACAGCGAAGTCGCCCACTTGATAACCAGCCTGCTGGAGCGCGCCCTTGGCCCACTTGTTAGTCGCTACAGCATTTTTGCTATAAGCGTTTGCGTTGCGGTTTACTGATTGAGTGGATTTTTTAATACGCCTGTCTAGATCACTGACAGCATTTTGCGCCCTTTGAAGATTCTGAGTGGCAGAGCGCGCGTCAGCAGAGACGACGATATTGATATCATTTGCCATTTTCCGCGCGCTCCTGCGTTATAGAATAGTATGCGACCCATTCATTGTATTCGTTCAGCGACATTTGCTCAATCTCAGGGATTGTCAGGCCAAGCCTTTCAGCCAAGGCCAGCAAGTTCATTCGGAACGGGTCGCCCCTTAGTTTTTTTCATGGTCCTCAATGCTATCTGCGTTGAAGATGGCACCAAAAACCTTAGCCAAAACTGATACATCTTCACCCATCAAGATGGGCTTATCTTCCAGAGTGAACAGCTTTTCGCCCTGATCGTCTTCAGCCTTAGCCAAGATCAGATCGACCATCGCCCCAAGCGACGGATTAGCCATAAAGTTGGGATGCTTTCGCGTCACCTTCTCAATGTCTCTGGCCGACACTTGACTAAAGTAGAGGCGAAGAGGTTTCCCATCTTCGCCCCACTGATCGACCTCTACATGGCCTTTCGCACGATCTGCGCGTTTGGCAGCAATACGTTCAGCAAGCCTCACAAGTTACACCGTCGTCGCTGTCAGATCACCGGTGCCTTGGACAGAGATGCTGGCCTCGACCATGCCATCAAACGAGGCCGTGCGAGTTACGCCCGTGACAATGGCCGATCCGCTGTAATAGGTGTCGCCGCTGGCATCGCCTTCAGGATAGACAGCCAGAGTGATTGCAGCGCCGTTAGTCAAGGCGCCCTGACCTGCCGTGTCGGTTTCGTCCCAAAAGACATCGACAGTGCCGGTAAACGTCTTGAGAGACGATTTGTAGGTGCGGGCGCTATCGCCCATGCTGGTGTCTTCCAGAGTGTCTGCCGTCTCCTCCAGAGAGTAAGAGCGGATTTCTGCAATCGCGTCGGAGCCGACCTTAACGGTCCCTTCGCTGCCGGTATGAGTAGCCATAGGAGCCTCCTTTATCTGGCCGTACTTGCGTCAAGTATGCTTGTAACATACGCAACTTCGAAAGTCATGGAGGCAATACCCACGGGCTGTTCTGCCTCTCCGTTGTAGTCAATATCAGTGCTGATAAGGTGTATCTGTTTAGCCAAGCCGTTTACCCTAAAGTCAGCGCCAATCGTGTCTTCGATCTGAACGCATATCGCGTCAACGTCATCGTCGAAAGTGTTCACCGCCCGCGCGTACACATCCACGGTCAACGACATGCTTCGCTGCAACGTAGGCGGCTGAAACGACATTAGGTTCGACGTCTCAGAACTTGTGTAGACTGCGATGGCAGGCAGCTTTGCTTCAGACAAAGGATAGACGCGCGAGGTGTAAACCCGGCTCGAAACAAGCGTGACGCCAGTCGTTAAGACTGAAGCAACTCTGTCTCGGATGTCTTTACGGACGTGAGCCATCAGACCTTTTCCAACTGGATTTCCATGACGCCAGTGCCATCGTCTATCCAAGCTTTTATCTTGTAATTGTCGGAGCCGATAGACAGCGCCTGATCCTCCGCAATGGAAGGAAAGTCTGCTGTGCGCGCCGTTAGCCGTGGCTGCGCTTGATGGATTGGCACAAAGCCTGGCCCTTCGACAGGCAGAGTTTCATTGTCAAAGATTGCTGAGACAGTCCCACCATCATACGTCACGGACACAGCGAACTCATCTGTGTCCATGATGGTTGATATATCTGCCGCAAAATCAATCGTCATCTTCGATCAGCACCTTTTCAGGTTCATTATTTTCATGCAGCTTGGCATATTCGCGCGAAATCAGCTTATTGCCTACCTGATTAGAAACTTCATGGATAGTGCCGGATCGATGAGACCCACCGTTCCATTCAGCCTTTTTTAGAAGCTTTACCAACATTGGCCCGACCTCTCCTTTTAACAGCAGGCGAATCGCTTTTTTCCAGACCTACAGACCTGTCGGCAGGCTTTGGCGATGGCGCATCAGCTTTTGCAGCGCGCCCCATAGATACCAAGTTGTTTGCTTCATCTGGCCCAAGATCAATCACGTCGCCGGCTGATCTGCGCTGACCTGCTGCTATGCAGCCTTTTAGAATGACATATGGCATTGGAACCTCATTCGATGGGTTGGAGGGGCCGCGAAGCCCCTCCATTGACAGCACCATTATGCGCCGTCGTTGTTATAGGCGAACGACACTGCGTGACGAACCGCAACGTCAACCGTCTGGAGCGCAACGATGCGAACCGTGCCGGATGTCGAGGCGGTGTATGGGTCAACAGTGATGTCCAGACCGCCGTACATGCCGATCAGCAGGTCGCTGAAGTTGCCGAAGTACAGGTCGCCAGCGGTGACCTGATTCGACACGATGGCACGATAGCCGTTCATCGTGCCACCTGGCTCAATAACGAACTGACCTGAACCAGCGTCCTTCACCGTCGTTTTCAACGCGCCGTACATGGAAGCCGGCAGGATGTAAGCGAGGTTGCCCATGAGAGCATTGTCCTCGGCTACAGCCGTTTCCATGGCTACAACTTCTGCGAACGTCGGGTTGACGCCAGCGAAGTTGGTTGGAGTGTTGATGCCTGAAGTGTTCGAGACACCTGTTGGCTGACCCGAAGAACCAGAACCGGACAAGCCGCCAAGGTCAATCGTCAGCGCAATGCCTGTTGCCAGGTCGT